TTAAGCCATGTCATTTTCAAAAAGCTTGCGTTCCGCTGCACGACGCCGCTTCAGGCCTTCGCTAACCTTGCCGCCGGCGTAAATCCACTTGTCGAATTCCGCTGCAGCCTCGTCGTAGCGCTTGTGATTTAGATGGAAAAGAAGCGTGGACTTCTTCAGCGCCGTGGCGCCGATGTTGAATGCCAGGCTCAGCAGGGCGATGTACTGGCCTTCAGTCACGCCGACGTTCACCAGGCGATTCAGATCGTCAGAGATAGCAGTCAGGTCTTCAACCAGAAGTTGCTCGGCCTCGGAGGCCGAAATATCGTCACCTTCCTTTACGCCTTTCGTGTGGCCATAGCCGATCGTCCAAACGCCCGCAGAGCACTGATAAGCCTTCAGCTCGCGACCTTCAAACTGCTTCACGAAGTCGCTCGCAATCGCAGGGTTGTAGCTTCCCCAAGAGTTCATTTTTTATCTCCTTCGATCTTGTCCACCGTGTCCTCCAACTTATGGTTCAGCGCACCAATGAGCCTGCGCAGAATTGGCGGAATTGATTGGCCATACCCAGCTTTTTCCAAGTTCTCGAGGATGGAGGCGAACTCTCCCAAGCCGTACATACAGATCACGATTGTCTGGAAGATCGAGACTCCAATCACAGGCTCGAAAAGCACATCAAGGCCGTGTGACAGGCCGCAGACCGATACAACTAGAACCTTTCTCAGAACGCCATCACGCAGAATGCTCGACTCAAAGTCCCCAGTCTTTGCGGCGGCATACCATCCCGTAAAAAAGTCGATGCAGATGAAAATGGCCAACCACCAGACGAGCGGCCAAATAGCTTCCGCAAAAGCGAAACTCCACACGGCGCCGGCAAGTGACCCGAGAGCCGTGATTGATCTGTCAAGACCCAGGCTTGAGAAATAGGACGCAAGGTCGGTCATCCGCTGCATCACTGAACTTCCTTAGAAGAACAGATGCCCCACGCCGCAGCCGAGCACGAACGTGATTACCGAGATCGTGATCCAGTACGGGCGCACTGCTCGTCGCGTTTCAGCGTCCAGGCCGGATTTCCACTCGTCGACCTCGGCCGCAATGTCGTCCGTGATCTCATCGACCTTCATACCGAGCTTTTCCAAAAGTTCCTTTGTTTCGTCTTTTGTCATTTGAGATGCTCCTAAAGAACAGTGCTTCGATTGTCCAACGCAATGATTGACCTTTATGGACAGCTCACGCGCACATGCGTTGGAGCCATTGTCTCGGAGACTGCGGGGTTCATGTGTCAGACATGAAAAACCCCGCTCCGGCGGGGGTTGCTTGTTGAAATGCACATTTCAACAAGTTGTCGGGAGCGCTCAGCAGTTTGCGACAGCAGCTTGAGCAGACGAGTTTCGTCCTCTTCGGCCTTCGTGAACCACGCCACAAAGTGCTCGATGTCGTTTTCCGTAGCTTCAGCCGTGTGAAGCGCAATCGTCGCCACCTGCTGGAGCTTGTCGAGGCCGTCCTGATACCACTTCCAGTAGGCCTCGATGTCCCGCGCCGTGAAGTTCCACGATGCCGTTGCCGCCGTATTGAGCACCGTCAGAAGGTACGTGTCCGTCAACTGAATCAGGACCTTGTTCTCTTCGAACACTCCTTCAACGTCAGCAAGCTTGGACTCAATTTGCTCCGCAGCGAATTGCGCAGCATCCGCGGCTTCTTGAGCAAGAACAACGTTGTCCGCGATCTGCTGAATGTCTTCGATAATGCCTTCGACCCTTATCAGAGCATCAATGTTGTCGGCAATAGCGACAAGCTTCTGAAGGCTTTCAAAAAGCGATTCGACCTCATCAGTGATGCCTGCCACACCGCGGATGTCGTCAAGGTAGGGAATAACTTTTCTTGCCGCAATTCCTGCAGATAAGAGGTCCGAAACAAGCTGTTCGGCGTCAGTGTCAGACGTAACAGGAAAGGTGAGCGTTCGGCTCAAATGCTCCTTGAGCTGCTGCGTGAGGATTGTCAACCGATCGAGGTTTGTATTGAGCTGCTCCGGATAAAAACCGCCACGGTTCGTGTAGGTTGTCGGCTGCAGATACGGCGTATCCGAAATAATCACAAGTGCCGCATCTTTGGCAAGCGGAGCCTTAAGCGTGACAGTTCCGCCTGGGTTGTTGTCCTGACTTTCGTTGAGAACGACGGTATAAGCACTTTCTTCAAGCGTTGTTTCAACTTGCCCGCTCAGTGCAACGCGAACCTCTAGGTCCGTCGGCTTGAGAAGCTTAAAAGCAAATGGGAAAATTGTTTCCGAACCCGTTCCGATGTATCTCGGTGAGCGTCTGGTTTCAGAGGAAAGTGCCATGCGAGACTCCGTTCATGTTGAAACGAAGTCTCGCATCGAGGTGCAGAGGTTTATGGACGGATTACTCCGCGTCGACGTCCCTGCCGCTAATAATGCCTCTGGCAAAATCAACAGGGCTGTCAGGTTCGATTTCTCCGGCAACAACTCCGGCTGCGTAACCAGCCGGCTTCTTCAAAGCCGCAAACGGAATGCCCGTTGCCAACGTAAGCAGGTCAAGCGTGTTGCGCATCGACCGTTTTGGATCCGGATCGTATTCATCACTCGTGAGCAACAGCAAAGCGTTCTTCAGTCCTTCGGATGAGTTCTCAATCAGGCTGTATAGAGGAACATTGACGAGTCGGTCGTTGTAGGGATTGCTTCCAAAGAGCATCCGAGACACTTCCGTCACTTCGCCATAGTCGCCCTTTGCCAGACGAGTGCCGGCCATGTTGATGATGTTGCCAACGTAAGGCAGCATTGCGACGACGTTTTTGTTGACCGCAGTTGTCATCAGCGCCATGCCGTCAACAGCGTCCCAGTCGTCGTCATCGCCCGTATCGAATCCTGAGAAGGCTTGCGAAATCACTTCTGAAAGCACTGCCGGAAGAACAACAATCATGGCAAAGTCCAGAATAAATCGGCCATACCGCTTTGTCTGCCGCGCCTCCTGATAATGCTCTCGCAGCAGGTTCCATTGCATATTGAAGTAGTTGTAGAACACCAAAATGGAGCGAGCCAACGGACTTCCTGTTTCAACCCTCGCCACATTCTCCGGATCAAACGAGGATTGTGTGCGACGCACAACGCCGTCCGCATAGAACGCCGCATCCTCATCCGTCATTCCTTTTTCGGTTATCGCCTGATTGTAGGCGGCCAACCACACCGGAATGTCGATGGTTTTTTGAGCCAAAGTCTGCAGAAAGTAAGCTTTACGCTGTGTCCAGTCTCGAACTTGCTCCGCTGTTGTCGGTGCGCGACTGGAAGCAATACGGTTAACCTCATTCTGAAATTCAAAACCAAAATCTTCCAGTCGGGCCTTCATGAAGGCTGACGCATCGGTTACGCGTTTGTACGCCCTCTGTGGATCGTTCAAATATGTTTTGAGTCCAAGTGCCGTGTTCTTAGCTCCGACTTCGTTCATGGCAATCGCAAACCCCGTGTATTGCTGAATCGTGTTGGCTACGTTTGCCGCCATCAAGCTCATGCCGGCAAGGCCGCGCGCTCGATTGAGCATCATGCCGAAACGGTCTGTCGGAGTTGAAACCGTTTGCGTGGCCGAACGTCTCAGCCATGGCGTGAGCATATCTCCGATTGCCTGTGGGTCAATGCGATTCAGAGCCTTCTCAAAGCGACGATCCCTCACAATGCGTTGCACGCTTTTCACAGCCGGAGCCATCATGGAAAATTTCACTACGCTCTGGATGTGAGCCCCCAAGATACCGACATTGAGAACCAGAGGTTTCGCCTGCTTTGTGCGATCCTTTGACCACCCTGGTTCAGTGACCGGCATCATGTCCTTGTATTCGTTTTGGCTGTCAAAAAGATCCTGCTCAAGCTGTTTATCACGCCCGGCAACAAGTGCCGGATCAGTTGCCGCAGGAACATACCCGCCTCGATAGAGGCCCCAGGGTGTCACGACGGGGCTTGCCTGCACTTCTTCGAAGTAGTAGCCGTAGTACTCCTTGAAAGCTTTCTGGGCCATGCCCTTGGTTTCTTCAAGCAAATCCCAGACTGACTGCACAAAGTCCATGTCTTCTTTTGTGATGATGCCGTCGCGCATTGCACGAGCAAAGAATCGATCCCATCTGGCGTAACTCACTATTGTCTCGCCGTTGGCCAAAACAACGGTGTCCGCCCAAGAAGCATTCTCTCCACGGCCTCCAACCAAAAGCTTCATTTTGTTGGACTCATTGCCGATGTGCATCAGAGCACCGATCAATTCCGACTTTCGGCCGAACGTATAGTTCAGTTCGGGAGCTTCGATTTCGCCGACTTCGTCCCACTTTTCCTGCATGGGCTTCATCAGTTCCGCGAAACGCTGCTGAATTTCATTGTTCTTGGTGCGATACTTGGCCGCAGCCTGTGCAACCGGTCGATAGATGAGTCGCGTAAACGGTCCGGAATCTTCGCCTCCGTCCATGCTGCGGCACCAGTTTTCCACGCGCATCACATAGGCCCTGGCAGAAAACCAAAGCTTTTGCCGCTCTTCTTTCTTTGTTGCCGCTCGTTGTGTGCCCGGCGCAAATTCTTTTGCATCTGACTTGTCTATGTAGTCGGTAAGCGACTTCACGGCCTCATCAAGGCTTTCCTTCTTGCCCTCCAATGTCACCTGACGGGCATCGCGCGCCATCTTGACAAGCTTCTGCACATCCTCCACAACATCCACAAATTCAGCAACCGAAAGCATGCTCGGATCACGTCCGGGGCTATAGGGGTTACGCTTGATGAAAGACTTCAGGCCTTCGAGAAGGTCTTCGTCGTACTTTTTGATTTTCTCAAGGTAAGCCTCTACCGCCTCGTCAACATTTGCCGTCACCTTTCCCATGTTGCGGTTCGTAAGGATCGCACGAGCAACCGCCAAAATGTTCGTGTCGTAACGAGAGGCAAGCTTCTTATCCTTACGAAAAACAAGATTGCGTAGCTCTTTGAGCTTTTCCTTTTTGTTTTCGGCATCCAGAACAATGCGAGCCGCTTCGTGGTTGACAAGCTGTTGGCGCTTAAATGTTGCCGCAAGATCCCTGTCGCCCTTTCTGAAAGCTTCCTGCGCCTTTCGAGCCGCTCTGCCCTCGGCCGCCAGAAATGTGCTTGCCGTGGCTCTGCCAATTCTGGTTCGATCCACCAGCGTCATGGCTGTTTGTCTTGCTGCCGCCCGGTAAACACGCTGACTCAGAGTTCTGTCCCCCAGCAAATATTTCAGTTCGCTTGCCACCATGCGGCTTCTGGCTTCGTTGTGAAGGCTTTTCGTCACAAGACGATCGCGCTGTACCGGATCGAACAATTCACTGTATTTGCTGAGGCACTCCTGCGTCGTCAGGTCATCAATGATGCGCTCCTTATCGCCAGCAGTCAGAAGACCGGCAATCAACTGTCGGTTCGAGTTGAACCGCGCAAACGGGCGCAGCAGTTCGCGAGCCACATCAACGGTCACCCCACCTTCCCGCACCACCCCCAAAGCCCGCAGCCTGGCAATCTGATTGACGTTGAGTCCCAAGTCTTCAAGAGCCTGCGGAGCAAGCTTCAAGTTCATGGTAACGCCTGCACGGTTGCCCGCCTTCATCAGATCAAGCGCGACAACTTCTCGGCGACTGTTGACGTCAATGGCTACCTTCTTGCGCACATTGGCTCGCGTTTCTTCGGCCTTCTTCTGAATGTCTTTGAGTGCCTTGCTTCGAGCTCTCGCGTACCACGATTCGTCCTTGGCCTGCGCTCTTGTCAGTTCCTCTGCGGCAGATCCCGCTGCGTCATCGTGTTCTGCCTGATACTCTGCCCATTCAGCCTCCGTCATCCCCTCGGGCTTTGTTTCAAACAACGGCATCAAACTCTGAACTTCTTCGACCTGCGAAACCGCATCTTCTCCGGCAATCATGCGATCCAATACGCGGCGCACCTCTTCGGAAATTTCCGGCAAATCCTCACCGAACTGGCCGCGGTAACGCTGATTGAGAGCATCTCTGGCGCCGCCCAACCACGCTCGGTAAACATCGCGAATCCACAGCCCCAAGCGGCGGAAGAACCCTTCTGTTTCTCGACTCGGCGCCTTGCCTTCAGCAAGATAGAGTTCAACCTGATAAGCAAAACGTTCGTGCAAACGCTCCTTTTCCTCAAACTTTAGAGCCTTCCAAGCTTCCACGCTTTCAAGCCCAAAGTCCTTTAAGAGTGCCCGCGTATCAGCTTTCAGTGCCTCTGACGCCTCCGGCATTGCCGAAAGATCGATAATGTTTTCAAGGTACCAATGCCCCATTTCATGGGCAAAGGTTGACAGATCTGCGTTAGGCGTTAAGTGGATTGTGTTTGATATTGGAGAATACACACCCCGAGCAGCGTAACCTCCGTTTTGATAGTAACGATCGTTTAATTCGGCACGAAGTTTGTCAAGCGCGTCTCGCCCTGGTACACTAGCCTCAACGTCTGGGCGGGCCCTAAGGGAATTGGACCCGGTGTACGCCACCCAGGCTTGCAATTTCGCCCTGTCCACGTAAAGTGGCGGGGCGTTTTTGTCATTGATCTGGTCAACAAACCAGTCATTTTGCGGCTCTCCTGTATCTTCTTTTCGCTTGGCGTAAGCACTATTAACAATGTTCAGTTCGGCTCCGTGCTGACCACGAGCATTGATCTCAATCGGCACAATCACCGTTGCACCGCTGGCGTCTCGGATTTCAACCATTGACACAACTCGCCCTTTCCTCGTCTTTGAAGGAAAGATCGCAATAGGCTCGGTCAGGGCGCGCGGAAGCGCCTTGAGCATCTCTGGCGTCATTTCGGGATGCGTACCATCAAAGAGATGCGTGCTTGCGTAAAGCGGCATTGATCGAGGAAAAACCTTCGCGGCAAAATAAACCAAAGGAACCTGAGACAGCATCAGACGAGGAGCACCTTTCTCATGAGGCTTCATCCAGGACTTCGAATTCGGTTCGAAGCTGTCAACAACTTCCGCCCAGGCTTTTTCGTCTGACGCAAGTTTCCTTTCATATTTAGTGCCGTAGGACTGCAATTCCTGCTTAAACCCCTGTGCATCAGCCCTAACCTCCGTGGAGATAACAGGAACTCGATCCATCAGCTTTTCAGCCGGAATTCCTGTGCGCTTTGCCCAGTTCGTCACTACGCGAGCGCCCCATGCGGCTTGCTGCCGAGCCTCTGCGCGAGTGAATTTGCCAGTGGCGCTGATCTGCTCAAAGAACTGATCCTGGATCTTCCGAGAAGCATCATCAATGGCTTCGATACGCTGATCCTCTGGCGTGATGGCATCCTTCACTGCCGCGCGCCGCATTTGTTTGACAGCCGTCTCCAGGCTCTGCCCTTCGGCCTGAGACAAGTCGCTTTCGTTCAAGCGCATGTGCGGCACAAGCTTCTGCCCAAACGGAGAAGCTGCGAGCCGTGCCGCAAAGTCGCCCGTGCTCATCGTGACATCCGTGCCATTGACGGCCGCGGCATCCACCCTTTGGGAAATTCCCGGAATCACTCCGTCAAGATCTTCGGGCGACACATTGTTCTCAGCCATAACTTGCCGGAACGCATAGCCGTCAATGTAGATGGTGCCGGCCCCCGCATCTTGAGCAATTCCGTCAATGAGTTCTTTCGTGGCTCCCGGAGAAAGATTGGCACCTTCCATCTGAGAAACTGTTTGTGTCAAATCCTCAAAGAAGGCTTGTGTTTCATTAGCTTTGGCGATACGACGCATGTGGCCGGCCATCACGGGGCCTGCACCCAAGGCACCCAGCACCGCAGAACCTTTGGCCGTCATTTCGGCAACTTCAAGGATGCGATCGAAGAACTGCTCCGAGGTGATGCCCTCCGCTCCCGTTTCGCCCCAGATTCGGCCGATTTCCTCGCCGACTACATTGGTCACTTCCTGCAGTGATTCGGTAACGACCTCCTGCCCGACGCCAAGCCCCACAGCCCTTGCAGTATCAATAAGCGCCCTGCTTATTGACGGTCTTTCAAGTGCAGCAGCCGTTCTGGACGCGAACCGAGATGTCAATCCGCGCATGGCCGGAGCGACGGCCTCACCAAGCACTTTGATGCCAGCCATTTCGATCAAAGAGTTTACGAAGCCGACCCCGGATGCAATCTTTACAGCCTTCTCATACGGCACGCCCTGTTCGATCAACGTTTTGAGCTGCAGGCCGCCTTCAAGTTGATAAGTGCCGTAAGCGCCTGCTCCGACAGCCATGGCACCGGCGAGTGCTTGACCGGCCACCGGGATTGCTCCCGCGGCCATGCCGGCAGTCGCCAGCGCGCCGCCCGCTGTTGCGCCTTCCATGCCTCCGAGCATTGATTTGGCCATCGTGCCCAAAACCTGTCCAGCGTTGTAGAGCGCCGCATCCGAGTCATTCCCGGCCAACTCCTCGAGCCGGCGGTCGATTTCTGCGTCTTGCTCTCTGAACTCTTCCGTCAAAAGGTTCCGGTCGTTGCTTACTCTTGCCCACGCCAGTCCTTGTTCGCCCATGAGCCAACCAGCCTGCGCACCACGTCCAATTTGACTTGAGTTCATCAATGGAGTGATTCGCTCGTCAAGCGCCTCGTGTCCGGTCAAGTCCTCAGTGTTCCAATATCGGGCATTTGGTTGAGCATCAACGGCGACATTTGGGTCAGACGAATACCGCGATCCCACTCTGCGGAAATGCTCCTCCAGTCGCGAAAGCAGTCCGAGATCTTTTTTGAAAATCGGCGCATCTTTCTGGTTCTCTGCAAACCAATGTGACAAAGCCGGCGATTCGGTTAACGCCTCGTCCGCGTCATCTCGATTAGCTTGAGCAAAAAGACTCTCGAAGTTGATTTCTGCCGCCGTGCGGCTTGTGCCGTACCGCTCTGAAAGATCCCTCACCTGCGCGGCCTTCGTGGCGTCACCAGCCGTTAAGGCGCGGGAAGATCGTGACCGCTCGGCTTGCATCTCATCAATAACATCAAATGCGGGGTTCCACGATTCTTTCGGCTCTGCCCCCGGTACTGCCGCAGGCTGGTTTGCCGCCATTTTCTTGCGGCTTTGTTCCTCCGCCGCCAGTTCATCGATAGCCTGAAAAGCGAGATCAAGGTTGTCTGTCATTTTTTATTCTGTCCAAATGCGATTTTTTCTGCAGTTTTGTTGATCAACGCCTGAGTCAGTTTGGTGCCCCGGACCTGAGCAGCTTCCCGGGCCATTTCAGTGGCCTGCTGCATAATCTCCGGCGGCAATCCGTAGCCATTGGCAATTTGCCGTGCATAGTTCGCCTGCTCTTGTGTCACTTTCTGCGTAACGCCATTGCGTCGCAAGATTTCGTTGAGTTCTTGATCCGTGGCGTCGTTTTCAAAATTAGCCGCCGCCAGAGCCTGTCCTGCTGACACCCCTCGATCTCGCTTGTTGATGATCTGATAGCCTCGCTCGGCTCCAAACCATGCGTCTTCTTTACTCAACACTCTGTCTATCAGTTGATCCGATGTGCTCTTATCGATGTACCCTTTGGTGTGGCTTGCCTTGACTTCGTCCCAAAGCTCGGTTGCCGCGGCAATAACTTCCTTCTTCTTGGCGCCGTTTTTAAAAGCTTTGTCGGCATCCATTCGTAGTTTCAGCGTTTTGATGAAGTCCTTAAAGGAAGCTTCCCCCAGTTTGTTTTGAGCCTTGAGATAGACCCTTTGGTCGGACTTCGTCAGCTTGTCTGCATATTCATTGAGATCAAGCTCGGCGAACCTCTGCGGCTCATACGTCAATAAATCGTTGAGCGCATCAAGGGTCGCCTCGTCCGACTGTTTTGCTCTGCCTCTCTGGAGACTTCTCCACTTGTCTGGATCAAGTTCTTTGATCTCGGCAATGAGCGAGTCCGGCGGCTCCTCATCGTTGTCAACAAATTGCCAGTACTGATCCGTTGCTTCTTTGAGCTCCGCTTTCTTGATCTGGTCTTCTGCGGCAAGTTGCTTTCGGACGCGACGTTCAACCTTTTCGCGTAGGTCTTCGTCTTCAATGCTCTGAACTTTTTTGAGAAGTTCCGCTCGACTGTCCCCGTAGGCATGAATCATCTTCGGCGCAAGATCGTCGGCCCTTTGTGTGGTTTTGCCGGCATTGATTAATTCTTTTGCCTTTCTAATTTGATCCTGACTCATGGAGCCTTTGTTGGCATCGAGCCAAGCGGCTGCCGCATCCGGGTTCTTGCCGTCAATAAAGTTCTCGATGGCAATGGCGTGCATCGCCCCAACCGTCTCGTAACGATCTACGGGTAGTCCTGTTTTGTTGGCCAGGTTTTGATATTCAGCCTCCAGAACGGCAAATCCTGAGCGCATTCGTGCCAGGTCACCAGATCGAATATCGTCCTGAGCCGTTTTGATCGTTGCCGCAGAAACCGCCTTGTCGTAGATCTTCTGCTGATTGATCAGGTGCGTCTGCAGGCGGTTGCCGTTTTGCTGATATGCCGTCTCGGCGTACCGCTCGAAATACTTGCGCGCCGCCGAAGTCTTCAGCTCGGAGAGTTGTGTATCGATGACCTCTTTGGCCTTGAGCTGATATTCATCAACCAGGCTCTTGCCGTCCGGGCGCTTGAGCGCATTTTCACCGAGGATGTTTGCCCATCCGTTTTCCTGATTGGTTTCAAGATCTCGGAGTTGCTGCTGAGTTTTGTTGATCGCATCTTTGGCATTGGTGCGATCGATTTCATCCTGCCAGCGAGAAACGGCGCCGGCCACTTCCTTGGCTGCGCCGCCAACAACTTTGTCAAGTCCGTATTTCGTTTCCGGTGCTTCATGGAGCCCGCCGAGGCCGTTCGTGGGACCAATTGCAACGTTCTGTCCGTAAGGATTGGGGACGGTTATTCCTGCCATTTAGAACCCCGAATTGGAAAATGCGGTTGAAAAACTGCTGTAGTCCCCCATGCTTCCGAGAGAGTTTCCGGATCCGCTGCTAAAGAACGAACCGATTCCCTTGCCGAACGAAGCAAAGTCCTGCCAGTCGGCAGTGCCGTTTGCCTGATCCTCTTTCGAAGGACTGGCCACAGAGGTGAGTGAACCAACAAGAGTCGTAATAGCTGCGGCCCAAGGAGAGATACCGTTGGCAGCACACTCATAAGAAAGAGCCTTGTTTGAATAGTCCACAGCAGTGCGGCGATAACCCCATGACTGCGCCACGGAGTTTGCGATCACCTGATTAATCTGCATTTCTTTGGAAATATCAATGGAGGTGAGAACCTCTGCGGAGGATCCCGAGCCCCCTACACGAACGCCGGATGCGGCCTGCTTTACTTTGGCTGATGACTTTGCCTGTCCGGCTTGATACCCAATGGCTGCGGCTTGATTGAGTCCTGCTCGTTTAGCATCGTCTGCGGCAGTGTGGTAGCTTGCAGACTGCAGATTTGCAATATCAGCCTGCATTTGCAGAGACCGCTTTTCCTGTTTTGCCGCTCTGTACGACAAGAAAGGTCCCGTGAGAACATTGCCTGCCGTATACCCGACTTTGAAACCCGTTCCGAAACCTCCCGGGATCATGCCCATTGCGTTGGCATTGGCTTCAATTGCTTCGGAAGTGCTGCCTGTACCGGTTGCTTGGCCTTGTGTCTGCGCGTAGCTTGATGGATAGAAAAACTGATTGCTTGGCATCTGCGGAACCACCTTTTAAATCTTCTAAAAGAGGGTATCCCGCAGAGCCGATTGTTTATGGACAAATCAAGTGCTCACAGTCAAAACAGCACTCTGAATAGTCAGCGGTAACGGATCTCTTTGCCGCACGCAGATTGTTCCCGAGTCCTGCCAAGCAGGGAATAGACGCAGTTCGAGTTCTCCTGTGTAGAGAGCAGGAGGGCTGCCAGGCGATTCCGTGGTGCGCTGCTTGTATTCTGCAAGGTCGCGCTCTTCGAACGACGGACCGGCAAAGATGCCTGAAGATTTGTACACGCGCAGGTAAATCTGGGTGACATTCTTCATGCGGCCGCTTCCCAGCGATGTATCCTGCATCAGTACCGGCAGCGTTTGGGCATCAGACATATACGGTAAGCCTACAACTACCTTGCTTGCCGGATAATCAAGCATAACCTTACCGTCAGTCACAACCTGCTGTGGCATCACAGCACCGTCAGCCAAAATCGATACGGTTTTGCCTTCAAGCCAATCAAGCCCCGAGATCATTGTTGCGGGATCGCCTTCGTAAGCCGCGCCGCTGTCTACAAAGAAAGAGTTCTGAATTTCAGGCGCGGCCTGTGACGCCATGCGCTCGACGTATCGACGTGTCTGACCGTTGACTTCACGGCGCACGACAACGTACAAATGATCTTCGTCACCTTCTTCGACAGAAGCAACGGATTCGAATACTCCGTCTGTGACAAGCTGCGACCATGCGTTGACTTCCTGCTCAGGAATATAAGTTTGTGCCAGAAGGCTTCCATCTGAGCTCACAAACCAGACAATTGGAATCGGGGCACGCGATAAGGCAGAGTCCTTAATCGTTTTGAAGTCAAACAGGTGCGTTGCTCGCAGGCATAAATCGTTAGAAACATATCCTCCCGCGGCATACTGGTATGCAATCTCTCGAACATGCCCGCCGCGTGCAGCGCAGTAAATTGCGGAGTTATTGATGATCTGCGGCATCACACGAGAGGCACCTTCGTTGCTCTGTGGCTTCGCTGTAATTGAGTCTGGCGTAATTACAGATCCGTCCTGAGGACTGATCCGGAAACTCATTCCGACCGTCAGCAGCAAAAGGTTCGACAGGCTCACGACATGTTGAATGGCGTTGAATTCACGGCTTGCAATCTGAAAACTGATCCGGTCATCGTCACGGTAGGGCAGGCTGTAACTCATGTCCGATTCAGTGCCGCTTTTTGTCATAAGCACCCGCTGCGGATCCGTTGTAAGTCCCGCAAAAATACGTCGCTGTTCGAAGTATCCAACCGCTCTCGGATAATCGCCGTGAGATACCGTCGTCGCCTTCAAAACCGCACCACTACCTCCCGCCGTGGGTTGCACAGTCAATACAGGGTTTGTGTAACCCTGTCCGTGGTCAAGAATTTGGACTCCTGTGATCTTTCCATCATTGACAATAGCTTCGAGTTCAGCTCCGCTTCCAGTTGGATCCGTTATCGTGATCCCTGGCGCGTTATTGACGGAACAAGGAAATTTAAGTTTGTCCTTTCCTTCGGAATCCTTAAACCGAACCTCGCTTTCTTCAATTGAATACCCGGCTCCGGGAGCAATCACCGTAAACCCGACAAGCGACGATCCTTCGAAAATAGCTTCTACCTCTGCTCCCGTTCCACCACCGGTTACGTAAATCTGGGAGTTTAGGTCGTAGCTTTCAAGATTGATCGGAAGTCTTACCTCTTCCTCGGTTTCAATATCAGTGCCAGCTGGCGAAACCTTTTCAATTCTGCCGGTACTTCCGTAGTTACTTCCACTAAAGTCGATAGCTACTGATTCAATTCCTCCGGCGGCAATAAAAACATCGTCGAACCGACGAATGGTGACATCCGTTTTTGGCGTGATATTGTCATCAATGATTTCCGGTGTTTCAGAATCGCCGATGTAACCGTACAAACCGCCTTGGTTTTTATAGAAACGATAGAAGGCCGCTCCCGGCATTTCATCACATGAAATCTTGACAGTTGTACCGTAGCTGTAGAGGTTTGCCACAACTTCGACAATGTCACTTGCTTCGCTCTCTTCAGTCTTGTCCTCGTTCAGGCACGAGACACGGTACTTCATTGTGTACTTGTCTTTGTTCGGGTCATCCGAAGCCTGAGTCACTCGCTCCGCTTTGACGTTTGTAGGCGTTGCAAGTTTTGTATTGATCTGAACCGTCTGGATTCTCCAGTCACGCGCACCATAGCGACGGAGTTCGGTTGGCGGGTACTTGTCGCTTACGAAAGTCACGATATCGCCGGACTGGACAAAAACGAGGTCAAATATATCCTCTGCAGCCCAAGGTGTTTCGATTTTGTAATGTGTGCCGTCGTCATTTACGAGCGTGGCGCCGTAGCTGTGAAACTTCGCGTACTTATCGCCCAGTTCCACAATCATGGTCTGGCCGGCAGAGTAGGTGAACGGAATCAAGCGCACAGGTTTATCTTCAATACCGCACTCGTTCACAAACTCAAAGCCAGGTCTGTTACGGATCGGCCCCTGAGGCAGACAGATAAAATTCAGGCACTTGGCAAGGCCGTTTTGGTAGCGCGTGTCGTCCTTGCGTCCGTACATGTCAGGACTAATTTCACCGCCGGCGTAGGAGAGCTGTATTGTCTTAGTCAATGCCATAGTGAACCTCCGGTTCAGCCGGAAGACGCATATCGCCAACCAAAGGACTGTGATAACGTGAAACCTGATCGAACTGTTTGGCGTCGCGCTGCATAACGTCTTTCAAAAGTGTGAGGTAAATCTTTAGGTGTTCCTCAGCCATCTGAGCACCGCTCGCTCCTGTAAGCATGGCACCGGCAAGCTTGGAGGCCAGAAGGTGCGCCAGAGCATCGGCAAAATCTGATGGCAACACCTCTGCCGGTGTTTCAGAAGTGCTGTACACAACCCAACCAACGGGAACCCTCGTCAGAAGCACGAGAGCATCGCCGGATCGCCCCACGGAATATTCCCGAATATGACTGCCGCCTTCATCATGAACAGAGAGCAGTTCAATGCAGTCAGACGGATAGGCATAAGCAAAATTCGCTCCCTTAGGCACATCCGTGACACGCGAAAGCGGCTTTCTCACCGTCGCAAACGACCAACTTCCGGCACGCAGAATCTGCCCCAGAGCAATCGGGTAAAAACGCGCACAATGATCAGCTTGGGGAGAGCCTTCAGGCGGATCAATTGATGTGACCGTCGCCCTGTCGCCAAGATAAGCCAAAGCCATGTTGCAAATGTCTACAGCAGTGGACATTCATTTTCTCCATAAAGAAACGGGAACCCCGTCAAGGATTCCCGTAGGGCACCGCAAAGCCTGCACTCTGCGGTGAGATGAAGGATCACCTCCTTAAACGGCGAAGTTCGGATTGGCTTCGTAGTCACCGATACGCTTGCCGCGCGGCGAATCGACCTGCAACGTAAAGCCGGCAGACACCGTTCCAGAAAGCGTCGAACTCGCCGCGGCCTTGTAGACAAGTTTCAAGTAACGCGGCAGGCCCTGCGGGACAGGGATGTTCACACCGCCGCCAATCTTGAGATCCGTCACGGGGAAGGTCACGATGTCGGCGTAATCATCGTCTTCACCATTGTCGTCAGAACCCTGGAGACTGACGGTTGCCAGCCCCGTTACCGCCGTTTCGTTTCGCACGAAGATATAGCCCACGCCTTCAGAGATGCCTGCCTTCTGGATATCCAGAACATCCGAATCGGCAGACGCGGCGCTAAGAACCTGAGACTTGGAAAACATCGAAAGATAATCAACTCGCATTGTTTTGTTCCTCCTTAGGAAACCTTGGTTTCGTTCAGGCTGATGGCATCGTCGGCTTCCATCGGGATCTGGAAGAAGTGAGTCTTGAACTGCTCTGCCGCTTCGACAATCTTCAGAGCGTTGGTGCTCTTTTCGTAGGCCGCAATTTCAAGAGCCGTGAAAACTTCGGTGGGCATAAACATCACGAGGTTCTTGCGCAAGCTCGACGGAATGCGGTTCTTGGCCACGATGAGCGTCTTGACCAAAGAGTCGCTTGTCAGATCGATCTGACCGTCCTTCACAGGAATGTTGCAGACACGCACGCAACCACGCCAGTCCATGAGAGCCGCACCCGGCTGCCACTTGTAGTGGTCGCGGTATGCTTCCATGTTTCCCTTGCCGTCAGGTGCAGTAACCGTGACCTGACCCTTGTCAGTGTGGCTCAGGCCGTACTTGGACCCCTTCGGATACAGGCCGATGAACTGATCCTTGTTCACAATGAAGATGGACGTGTAACCATCTGGCGTTTCAACATAAGAAGAGTCAATTGCGCTGATGCAGTTCTTTGCGCACGGAACCTTCTTGCTCAGGGTGTTGTAGCGCGTGGCCAACCCTGTGAACTTACGGATGTCCTTGTCGTTGTCGCCGTAATACAGCGCCGTCGCAACCGAATTGGCCATACCCTGGAAGCTCGCTGTCTGTTCGGACATGCGGAACTGGTAGGTGTTGCCGTTGATGTCTGCCAAATCGCAGTCAACATCGGTATACATTTCGACGTTGGAGGTCACGTCAACCACGCTTGCCGTGGTGCTCTTCGTGGGCTGAACGCCTTCATAAAGGCCACGCCATGTCGGTTCAGGAATACCCGTGCGCAGCGAATGCTTGTGGCCTTCGGTCATGTTGCATTCCTGCCAGCCAATGTGACGCAGGATTGCGTTGTTCTTCGACAGAACCTCGGCAATCGGGGCGATGTCGCCGTTGGCATCCATGCGGGAGGCCACGTCAACGAGGGTAGGATACTGTGCTTCTGCCATATTTTTCCTCTGCTGTTAATTCATCTTGGAGTTGTTGAAAAACTTCGCCAGGTCGTAGCCGTTTTGCACACTGCCGGACGAGCGCGGCGTCATATCGTCGGAAAGCATCTGCGAGAGCCGGTAGAACATCTTGATCATCCCCGGGTGCGCATCGAGCCCCAACTGATTAAGGATCTGACGGCAGTCCTCAGGGCAGTACTTTTCATAAGCTACCTTTGCTTGCGCAATCGTCGCCTTGGCTCGAGAGCCGCCCAACTCCTTGTCCGCGGCAAACGCTTTGAGGTTGTTCTGCTTGATCGTTGCCAGCTGTTCGCGCTGAGCCTGCTCAAGCACCGGAGTCATGCGGTTGACAATCGTTGCAAACGCCTTCTGGCTTAGGCCTAAGTCCTTGCAAACTCCGGCAAGTCCTTCGGCCGTCGTGTCATCAACCTCATAGCCTTCCGGCAGATCAAACCCGTCGGCGGTGTAACCCTTTTCTGGAGCTCCGAGCCATTCATTGGACTTCGGCTCCTGCGGCGGAATCGGATCATTGTTTTGTCCTGCCGCAGACGAATCATTCATTCCGCCGTGCTGATCATTGGCAGATGGATTGCCCACCGGTTCAGTTGATGTCGACTCTGTTGCCGTAGGACTTCCGTCGGCGGGAGGCGTTGCCGGATCCATATCCGGCATGTTGACTCCAGCGTCTACTTCACTCATTTACTGTTCTTCCTCCAGATTGCAGACGAGCCCTGCGGCCCTCAGCCTGTCTTTGATTTGAAGACCCACATCGCGTCTTGCCGAAAGAGCCATCATCTGCATGGCATCCGTGCTCGTGCACGAATCGTCAATGCCTGTGAGACCCAATATCCAATTCAAAACTTTCCTGCCGGAGTCGGTATCGAGAACCGAAGCCAAAGCGTTGTCCAAACGCTTTTCTTCAAGCTCTCGTTGCCGTTTGAGCTCTTCCTTGGCTTGTATCTCGGCAAAAATGCCCGGATCTGCAGGCAGTGTCGCATCGAAGTCTTGAGGTTTATGGACGGCTGTCATACGATCTCCTGGCCGTTATCAACAACGGCCTGTTGCAGAGCCTGAGAATCCGCAGCCTGCCCAAGATCGCGCAGTGCCGAAGCGCTCTGTGCGGCCATGGCCTGCTGTTGCATGGCTTGTTGCTCCTGCTGACGTTGGGTGCGGATGAGCGCCACCTGTTGTCCTGCGACAATCATGGAAGGCGGCACATTGTTCATATCGGCCAAAAGATCAACCGCCTTGTCTGCATCCAGTTTGTCGAGCACTTCCGGTCGCAATTGCGCAATCAATCCGATCTGTTGCACCGTGTTGAGAATGCCGCTCACGGAAGAAGCCTTCTGCTGCTCGGCCAAAACCGAGATGTACTCAATGCTCAACTCCTTGCCGTACATGGACTCGGGAGCCGGAGGAATTTTGTTGGCCTTGACCATCAGAGCAAATGCGTTGCTTACAAGCGGATCCAAAAGCTCGGTGTGCAGTCGCTCAAGAATCGGCCCCATGACCATGATTTTTTCCTGATTGAGCGCTTCGATTTCAGTGGCCGTTCGCTGGCCGTCTTGGGAAGCGGCAATCATTTGGAAAATGTTCACCTTGAAGTAGCGCTGAATCTCCTGGCGGCGCCGCTCAATCAGTGCGTCAATCAAAGCCGGATCCGTGCGAACTTCCCAAGCGGTTCGAATGGCCTCGTTGTCACTGGGATCCACGGGAATACGCCCGCCCGGTCGATACATATCCAGGAAGGCACGATGTTTGGTCGGATATTGAACAGGCGGATTCGTAAGGTAGTCGGTAAGCGTTGCCAAGCGATTGTGCAACCGCTGCAGTGACTTGGAAGCGGACAATGCTTTTGCACCCGGCCCTCGCCCGTAGACAGAACTTCCGGTGATCAGCCAACGCGGACAAAGCGCAGGAAACTCATCAAAGCCGGACTCTTCGAGTGCTGGATCATTCTCTCGGCCTTCTTCCCAGTAGACGGAGGCAAACGGCTTGTTGAGTTTGTCCGCCTTCATAATGTCGCGATCAACGCGCGGCACAATCGCGTGAATGATGTTTCTGCGCTCAAACGGATTGTCTCGCAGGCATTTGCGAACGTCATTGCTGACAGAATCCATTCCGAAGCGCTGCACCATCTGCTTGACCGTCATTGAAAGGCGACGAAACAGCGTATCCACTCGTCCGTATGGATCGCAGGCAAGCCAATACTCGCCCACCGTGAGATTGAGCATGTCGATGACATTTTCCGGATGTCTCTGAATGATCGAACACGCCGTGCCGAAAGCAGTCAGTTCGAGATAAGAGCGATGCAGACTGTTGTATGTCTCGCTCTTGGCAAACTGCATCAGCATCGCCTGTTGGATGTCGGCCAACCACTGCTTCACATCCGGGGATTCGTCGAGATCCGGATCCATCGTTGTAAGACGCAACCATGGCCGCGACGGAGAACTCAAGCCGGACAAAAGGCCAGCCGCCATAATGTCAGCAGCTTCCGCGGCCTCGGCATCATAGAGACGCTGATAACGTTTGCCGCCGTCATGCGGAGCCTCTCCCTCAAAGCACCCAAGATCAGGTACCTCGTAGTCGCGAATGTCGCGCCAAAGGTTTTCCCATCCACCGCGCTCCTTCTTGAGTCCGGCAAAAATCTGACTGAGGTGCTTAAGATCGGCCGACATTGCCTGTCACCCCGAGAGAAGTACTGCCGGCATTGAAGAGTTTGCTTCTCTTAACCCTGCCTCCAGTCAAGTCTGTCGGCGCCCGAGTCGAACCCGTATTGGCATCCAGAAGAGCCTCGAGATCGGGCTGGTTGCCGTTGACTTTGGCTCGTTCCTGCTGTTCAAGCTCATAAGCGGTCTTACTTGCCTGGTACTGTTTTTCGGCAAGCTCCGACTGCTGTTTCAAAGACTTTTGCTGCACGCCGAAATTGAGCAAGCTGGTAAGCGTTCCCAAAATGCCGCCCGCAATGTACTGCCCCATGATTAGCCTCCTAAAGGCTTGCGCTTTTGAAGCTTGAGTTCATCATCAGTGACACCTCCCAGCCCCGTAAGCCCGGTATCAATGCCGCCTCCCGCATCTACGTCACCCATGCCGGGCAGATCTGAGAGGTCTGCATCTGTGCCGTGTTCCTTACGCTGCGCCTGCGAACGGTTAGCCTCATCACGCTTGGCCTGTTCTTCGTACTGCTTACGCTGTTTTTCAGCACGCTTCTCAGCACTGCTCTCATGACCAAAGACCTTGCTGATCGTTTTGATAGGATTAAAAACGCTGCTGATAAAGCCGCCCATTTAGACCTCCTTATTCTGTGATCCGGTCACACGACGCTTTTTGAGATAACGTCGTGCAAGTTCTGCGTCTGTCTGCGATTGTTCTTTACTCATGGCTAGAAATTCCTGAGAAACATGACTTGGCACCACTGACGAGAGTCTTTTGGAGTGCGTACGAGAAGCGCCTTGTAAAGAGGAGACCGGACAGGAACAATCCACTGGAAGGCCACGGCGCCGCGTGCTTTTGCTTCACGTTCAGCTTTCACAAAAAGCTGTCCGGCAAGAACTCCCGAGCGATATTTCGGCAGCACAAAGATGGCGTCGTTTGTTGCCATCACTTCGGATGTGTGCTGATGAAAACTCACAAAGACAGAGCAAAACCCGGCAAGGACTTCGCCGTCATAGGCCACTATGGCAAAGGAGGGAGTCTGCTTCTCATACTGGACATAAGCACTCTCATCAAGGTTAAACTGATGCCCAGGGAGCGCTGCTTCGGCGTAGTTTTGGTCGAACAAATCCCGACAGCGCTTGACAAACTCAATTGGTGAAACTGTCTCGAATCTCATGCCGGCATTGTTGCGGGCATGAGGCGAGGTTTATGGACAAGAAAGGCCGCCTTGCATGACATCAATTTTTGAAAAAGCAACCACTCCGGCTCGACGAATCTTTCTTCTACTGGCAATCGCAACAACAGTTGTCGTTATCGCGGGTTGGATCTTTGTGTTTCTCTACTCGTTGGGCCGGGGACACGATTTGCTTGTGTGCCTGCTGTTTCCGCTAATTATCCATGTCGGGGCGTATGAGTTCCTTACTGACTGGGGATACGATTGGCAGGGGACTTTTGCCTTTCTTATGACGGTCTTTTTGTGGTCGGCAGTATTTAGCTGGCTCTTTGCCATGGGGAAAATCACCCCGAAATGGGAAAGATTCGTTGCTTGGATCAAAACGGGGAAATAAATGCAGTAAACCCCGCCGAAGCGGGGTTGCGCGAGATCGGTTACTCAGCGTTACGTGCTTCCCAATGCTTGTAGCACTCGAGTGCCTTTACTGGGAATCCGACCTTTTCGAGGTCTTTCTCAAGGAAGACAAAGTTCAGATCGTGGATCGCTTCCCAGAGCATGGGCGCATGAGGTGAACCCATAGCGCGCATGGTTTGATAGACAAGATCGATCTCCTTTTTGAAGAGGTATCGCCAGCAATAGACGAGCGTGCGGACGTGCTCGCAGAACTCTGCCGAAGCTAGGACTTGCGCCTTTCTTTCCGTAATCGGTTCCGACTGCGGCACACGTAGGTCGCAGGTTTCGATGAACCTGATTGCCTCCTCAAAGTCTCGCTCGAGGATGTACGTGTACTTTGGAACCTTGAAGCGATTTTTGAGCGCTTGGTAAACGGCTTGATACGAGGCGCCGCTTGTGTGTACTCGCTTGCCGACGGCAGATTGAATGGCGTACTGGTGCTCAACCGTGAGTCTGGCGGCCGAGATTTCTGCTGCAACCGGGCATTGCCTCAGTGCTGCCTCCATTTTGTTGAAGGCGTCGATGTACGCCCACTTGAACTCTTGTGCGCGTGCGCCCGTGAAACCCATGGCGAGGAAGGTAAAACCGTCTCTGGTGAGGCGGTAGGCTTTGGACTTGATCGGAGCGCCGCCGCTAGGGTTGGCGCGGGTTACTACTGTTTCCTCAAAATTGAGGAGACGGTCCGTAGTCACGTTTGCGATGATGTTTTCGATAGAGCGAATCACTTTCGAGTGTTCTTTCTCGAAAAATGTTGCAACATCGGTAGAAAGCGTGGTGACATTGCCGTCAACGACCGTGACGACAGGGGTGTTTTGGACTGCATTCATGGCAGGCTCCTACTGGTTAGGTTTAGGAACCTCGCGCCATTTTCTCAGGATGGTGAGCGAGGCACTGCGGGTTGAGAAAAACCGCCCAGTAGGTTACGGCCCACCCTTTCGGGTAACCGCAGGCCTCACTCGTCAAAGTGATGCCGCACAAAAAAAACCGCTTTTGACCGTCCCGCCAAAATTGGCGAGACGCTTCGGCGGCTCATGCGCCTACTGGTGAGTTCGGGTTTCTCAGGCCCGGTCTGCTTTTTACTCGCAGACGGGGTCATTGTGCGGCAAAGCAAGCGAATTGTCAAAGAGCGAATGCCCTCTTGGTGGGAAAATGACGGTTGTCCAGACTCATCATTAATCCGACCAAGAGGAAACATGGTTAACGAAATCTTCAACGGTGTAACGGCTGTAGCGACCACAGTAGGAGCCGTGTTTGCAGTGATTCACTTCTTGCGCGAACTCAAAAAATCAGCTTCCGTAGTCAACGTTTCGGGCAGAGGGTACCTACATTACGAAGGTAACGACTTTGCTTCTATTAGCGTGTCGATTTCGGCCTCAAAACCCGTGTACATCAAAACAATTCAAATGCCGGGACGCACACTGGCAACTACCGTTCAAGGCAAAAAAGTCAAAACCCTTGAGTACGGAATCTCCTTTGGAAAACACCGTCCAGACATAAATGAGACCTTCTACTTCAGTCCTCCTCCACAACAAGGGGAATCAATCGTCTTGAAATTTGATATTGGTCAGTTCTTCGATGCCGAGGTTGAATTGAATCCAACTGACTTTACGTCTTCCGGCTGGCCTGACCGCGGGGTATGGCCTATTGATCGTTCATCTTCTTCAACAACTCGTTGATGTGTTCTGACAGCCGCAGAAAAAGCCAGCAATTGATACAAAAAACCAATGATTGAATAACCATCACAAGTTCGAGCATTTACTTTCTCCACTGTTGATCAAACTCCCTGTCCGGGTCGTACTCCTGCCCGCCGTCATAGATCTGCCTGGCAAAGTTTCGGTCGATTTTCGGCATGACAGGGGAAGCGAATGTGAGCGCAAGGGCATCTGCAAGGTCAGTTGATCTGCCCAGGCGTTCTTTGATCTTGTCCTTTGCTTCGAGAATCTTGAGCCCCTTGTTGTTGAACCCATAGGTAGGTGCGCTGAGATCAGCCTGCAGCAGTGTGGATGGCGGAATTGCGCCGCCTGAACGCAGCCATTCGGCCATGTTCCACCACATTTCCATGCGTCGATTGGCGTATTTGTCGGGCTCGTTTGCGCCACCACCAAAGGCCACCTCAGTGACGGTAAACCCAAGCTCCCGCAGTTTATCGATGACGCCGGCACCTTCCCCCAAGTCGATGAATACTGCATCCGGCTTGAACTCGACGATCTGCATCGCAACCTGCTGCGCCACGGCTACGTTGTCAAACTTGCGAATGATGATCGGCTCGAAGGCCACAAGTCCCTGCCGCTTGAAAATCACAGAACTGTCCGAGCCAAAGCGAGCCACGTCCACGCCCATGATTCGGGGTGCTGATGCGTATTGATGTTCGCGATATTGGCGAGTTGCAGCCTCTCGCACAAGGTCAATCGAAATCAATGCGTTATCCGCGGCCGCATTGAAGTCGCACAAGAATTCCTGCCGAAACTCGTTTTCGCTCATTTCGTTTTTGAGTGAAGCCAGCTCCTTTTCCGGGATGACATTCGTTTGATCAACTGAGTAGAGCATGGCAATCCATTCCGGATCTCCTTTGCTCATCAGCTCCAGAGCCTTGTCGTAGGTCTGTGAGAAAAGGTTCACCCCCTTGGGCGTGCCGATGAACACCGCCCAACCGTTACGGTCGGCAAGAGCCGGTCGAATGATTTCGCCCCAGACTTCAGGTTTCATCTGCGCTACCTCGTCCATCACAACACCGTCAAAGTACAGCCCGCGAAGTGCATCCGGATTATCGGCACCGAAGATGCGGATCACTGCACCGTTCGGAAGCGTGATCGAAAGCTCTCCCTCGTTGACCTTCAGCATCGGGATCGGCGCCGTGTAGTGCTTGAGGTATGCCCAAGCGATAGCCTTAGCCTGGATGCGAAAAGGCGCGATGTAAGCGTAGAAGCCTCGCTCCTTCTGGTCTGTGATGGCGCGCTTGATCAGGTGATTGACGGCCAACACGGTCTTGCCCATTCGTCGATGCGCGACCAGAACCGAAAAGCGGTGTGACTCCAGCAGTCCATGGATTTCGGTCTGCGGATAGCGCGGTGTGTACGGAATGACAACCTTCTGCATTTGCTTTATTCCTGCACGCCCCACGAGAACAAAAGACCGCCGGCAAGTTCACGCTTATTGTCTTTTTCGTAAAGGTTCTTGTACCGGTTGAGCATATCCAGAGCCTTTCCGGCAGCCGCTGCATCGACCATCTTCCATACCAATTCGCCTTTTTCGTTTCTCGCCTGTTCACCGTCAAAGTTGTTCTTTGGAACCAAATTCGAATTGATTTTGTAGAACTCAATATTCATGCGAACCAACTCCGCGCGAGTGAGCTCACACTTCTTCGCGGCGTCTTTCATTCCCCGTTCAACTGCTCTCGCAATACAAGTTTTTCCAAGTAGCTCCGGCCCAATTCTGCTTGCAGTTTTCGGAGAATACCCAGCACGAAGGGCTGCCTGAGTGGCATTGAAATCAACCAAATATTCCTCAACGAACCTGACCTGTTTGTCAGTCAATTCCTGCACAGTCTCTTTTCCCATCTGTCCACCACTGTTGCTCTCATCAAACCTTTCGCAATCGCCCAAACTGTAGATTTCGGCATATCCATCATCCGCGCCACATCCGCAAATGAATATCCCTCATCAAGCAGTCTGAAGACTGAATCAATTTCATTGTCGGTGTACTTAGCATGAGGCGAATCCTCACCGACCCGGATTCCGTTTAGGCTCACAGCCACTAGTGTCATCCGATCGCCTGAAGGCTTGTGGACACATGGCTCTGGCTTCTTCAATTGCTTTGTCGAGCATCTTCTTTCTCGGGATGGATCCGATGGGGAGCTCTCGGCACTTTTGAGCTGCGGAAACAAGTCGAGCTGTTGCCACGGACGGAAGCAAAGTTGAGATCCCGATTTTTTCGTGCGCGCCATCGAAAACATCCTTAATAGCACTGGACATCCCAGCCACCTCCTGAACTCTTTTTCTTTGGAAAAACGACGAAGACCGGGAAGGGGTACTGCGTGGCGCAAGCCTTGACCTTCACTTTGGCGTCGTCAGCGAATATGGCCGGAGAACCCTTGACCTCATGCAGCTCGAGCGTGCCGTCCGGGCGAAGAACAAGAAAGTCCGGCGTATAGAAGCAAGCACCTTCAGCGATCTTCAGCTTGAGAGCCTCGAACCAGTAGGCAGTGATCCTGCCGGCATGCTTCTCGCCTTCGAGAAAATTGGAGTAGGCCTTTTCTGTCCGATTCATCTGTCCGGACTTCATGCGGCCCTTCGCGTAGAGTCGGGCCTTGGCGTAACCTTCAGCGAACATGTTTTTTCGACTCCTTGGCTTTGGCCCGGCGCATGTCTCTAATTGCATCTAGGAATCCGAGCTGAAAACGCGTCCAGAGCTCGGGGCGGCGTCGATAGCTAGGTTGGTATTGGGAGAGTGTTTCTCCACGCATAGCCGCGCTCCTACCCTCGTTGTATGCGTCTTTATCTCTGTCGAGTACCTTCATCGTTTTGCCCCAAAAAGCGGTTTCACAATTTCCTCTTTGACGAACTCCCAAACCTTCGCCAGACAAAAGCCGTTGAAGGCAGTACACGCTGCCAAGATCAGAATCGCAGCCCACTGAGAAACATCGATAAAGCTCATTTCTTCTCCTTGTTTGGTCCCCCGTGAGATGATTGCGGTGTGTTCCCCAACACGACCAACAACCAAATCACGGAGGATTTTTTATGTCCGTAGCCGACGATCTGATCTTTGCCATCGAAAACAGACGTGTTGTCACATTCACCTACGACGGGCATCACCGTGTCGTAGAACCTTTCCTGCTTGGGGTGACGACTGCAGGCAAGCCCGCACTACGCGGCTTCCAAACAGCAGGTACAAGCAAAAGCGGCAAAGTGCCCGACTGGCACTTGTTTTCGCTGTTGAAGATAGCCGCCATAGAGGTGACGCCAACCTGTTTCGAAGGCGTAAGGCCGTTTTACAACCCAGCTGACAAAGCCATGTTGCGAATCGACGCTCATGTTTAGCCTGCGCTCCGCAGTCGCACGGGCCGGCGGGAATTGCCGGCTCGTTGTGCACTGCGCAGTCAGAATCGTGTTGAATTGCCTTCATCGCGCCTCCTCCACCGGCCGAATGTGCGCCGCATCCATCATCGCCAGCGCCTCCTGTCCACCCGGCAATGTCGCCGATTCCACGATCCCGACCAAGATTCGATCGACGGATTCGCGCAAGCCGTGAGTCAGGTGTGCCGTCTCGCCTATGTCCGGAAGCTTTCCGTCGGCTGCCCGAACAGTGATTTGCTCCAGGTCTGCCAAAATTCGCTTAGCGTCCTCGATAGCCTGAAAGGCCTGTTCGGTTTTTTGATTTCTGTTTCGTACAAAGGTTGCGTATGTCATCATTTATCGCTCCTTCCCGTGGGGCTTCACACTTCACTTGCCCGCATTGCCATATCGCCAGTCAAATGCGTTGGTCCACGTTGATGTCTAAACGCGGGCAGATCGATGTGGATTTTTCACATGGCCTGCAAACTGCCTCGTCATTTGAAGTTCCTCGAAATTACTTCGTTGAGATTTTCCACTTCAGCCACTGCTCTACGTGTCGGCAAATAACCATCTGGAAAGACAAAGAAATGATCTATCCCGTACCACTTGGTATTGAGCCTTGCGAGGACATGCCGGAATCGGTGAAAGAGCTGTTTGTCGAAGCTCAACGTATCACCCACCTTTCTCCTCGTTCTGCCTGCGCTCTGCTTCGCGTAAGCCTTGAAAGGCTGTGCGATTCCATTGCTGAACTGCACAACACCGAAGGCTTTGATCAAGCCTCCTGGCTGAAAACAAAAATCAAATCCTTGGGCCTTCCTCCGGAACTCGAAAGCATCTTTATGACAGTCAAGGATGTCGGCGACAGCAGCGCGCATGGGAACTCGCACAACGCAGAAATTGATTTCAGCGGAAGAGACTCTGTCGAAGTTGCACTGAACTCGGCACAGCTTGTGAACGCACTTGTCCAAATTTTGATTTCGCCCTTTGTTATTCAAAGGAAGCTGCAAGAGTCGTTCAAAAAGAAGTAACCCCATCTCGCCTCCTACGCCGGCCGAATGTGCTCGGCATCCATCATTGCCAGCGCTTCCTTTTCGGCCTGCGCTTGAAAGACGACTTCCTCGAATCGCTGAAGCCGCACGATCATATCGGCCTTGTTTTCGGCCATCCATCGAAGGGAATCGACGATTCCCATCTTTGCGGACTCGATTGCGTGCATGTGATCCTCTAGCGACAGGCGTAGCAAACGGTGCCCGTCGTCAATCGCCGAGAACTTTTCAAAGATTTCAGTCGTAGTCATGGCCACCCCACGGAGTAATGCGGTTTGAATCGACGCAGAAGGCAGTTGCCTTACGGTTGAACCACAGCCCTAAGCTTCCTTCCCAATCGCCGTTACGCTGTTTGCACACCCGGATAAATGTGTCGGGGCTATCGTCGTCCTCAACGGGCGTGAGGATGTGTTCCTGGCGGCGCTTTTCCTTGTCGCGATTGCGCTGCACAATCACCTGGTTATCGACTTGATCCCCAATTGCGCCCGATCCTTTGAAATCGAATTTGCCAAGTTCGTCGGACTCGGTCTTACCCTTTCTGACGTGGTGGATCAGGTGAACGTGGACATTCATGCGATGGGCCAAGTCGCAGATCATCTGCACCGTATTCTTTTGGGCATTGAAATCGTCTTCGCCCGCAACGACCTTGGCGAGGTTATCGATCAGCAGGTGCTTGCACTTGTATTGCGTGGAAGCCACAACACCGGCACCGAGCACGGCGCGCGGGTCAATGGCGCCTACATGGTCAAGGATGAAGAGCTTATGGCGGTACTGCGCGTAAAAGCGACGGACCTCATTCACGTCCTTGGTCTTTCCGCCAAGCCACTGGCGGATCATGCGCGCCCAGGTGAACTTCGGGAGCATTTCAAAGGACATGATGGCTACACGCTCTCCCGCATCCGCCAGCTGCATTGCGAGCTGCCCTGTAAGCAGGCTCTTTCCGTGTCCGTTGATGCCACCCCATAGCGTCACTTCGCCTTCGCGAAAGTACAGGTTCGGAGCGAATGGACACTGCACGCCGGACTGCAATCCCTCGAAGATGCACATGGTCTCGTCTTCGTACTCGTCGGCTGTACGAAAGATGAAATTTGTGGGTAGCGTCTCCCATTCGTCTATGAGCGCTTGCTCGTCGTAGGGCATTTCATTCATGCTGCTGCCTCTTTGAAAAAGTCTCTGTGGCCTTGCGTCTTCGGATTGAAAACCTGCAGGCCGTCTGTGAAATCGGTAAAGATCAACCGGGGCTGGTTCTCGAACTTCTGAAGTTCCTCAAAGATCACGTTCGCTCTCCGGCGTCTGACTTCGTCGCAATCGATCCAAACGGTTCGGTTTTTGCAGAACTCGAGATTTGCTCTCTGCAGCACGTCGTTGTTTTCGATCACCACCGTCAGACCCCCCCCCGCCAGTGGATAGTCCAGCTCGTGCTGGTGGGCCTTCGGGTTCTCTGAGACGACAAACCGCACGGAACTAAAACCGCCAAACGAGTGGATCTTGTCGATCAGCTTCTTATCCGGGAGCATGTCGCACCTCCTCCCAGACTTGACCAACGAGGTCTTCAAAGATTCCCGGCTGATCGTCTTCCTCGGCCTGCTGTTGAGCACGTATCGCCTCTGCGCGTCTTCTGGCTTTGGCTTCAGGCGTGAGTTCAAGCGGAGGCAACTTTGTCTGTTGGCTGTCCTTGAGCACCCAAGAGAGTTCAAACCCCTGCCATGCCCTTGCAACCTGTTCGCGCATGATTGCCTCCAGGTTCCATTCGGGATGACCAAGTCTTCGGGCTTCATCGGCTTTCTTCTTCAACCCGTCAATGACCGACTGGCTAATGACTGCTCTCTTGGCTTTTCGGTTGGCTTTCCAGTCCGCAATGGCAGACTCACTTACGCCATAAAAGTTCAGTTCGGTTTTCGAAGAAGGAGACGACTTGCGCGCATCGCGCGTTATATTCTTTTCCTTCTCCTTTTCCTTCTCCTTGTATGGCATACCGTATGCCATACCGTTTGCGTAACGGTTTCCGATACTGTCTTCGAATGCTTTTGCAAAACTCTCACCTCGCGCTAAACAGCGATTCCGCGCGGCTTCCAGCACGCTTTCAAGGAGCGAGCATTCGGGTAGAAGATCGAGAGCTGACGCCCAAGAAATGACAACTTTCGGATTGTCTGGGCCGTTGTACTTCAGATAGTTTTTGACCCAGAAAAGACCCCTATCGTCATACTTGACCATACCCTGTTGAGACAGTTCCTCATACCGTATGGCATACCGTTTCGGATCAAGGCCAAGTTCCTCCGCCACAGCTGATGCTCGGATAGGTAATGCCCCGAGGATTGTCATCGCTGGAGACGTGAGCAGGTATAGGAACAGAAGTTTGGCTTCGCTTGAAAGCCCCGCAAACTTCGCGTCGTTCCAGATACGTGGATCAATCTTTCTGAATCGTGCCATTGCTCGGCCTCATTGCTTCCCAAAAATCGGATTTAGCTTTTCGCGCGGGATGCCGAGAAGCCCCGAAACGCGATTGACTCGTTCCGGAGGGATGACTCCTTTTTTGCGCCAGAGCGAAACCGCTTGCTGGGAAACCCCGCATAAATTCGCCAGCGCATACGCTTTGCCGTTGAGCTGCTGAATGGCAAGCTCGACGCCGGACATTGAATTTAAGTCCTTTTCAAGTTTCATTCAACTTCCCCTTGTTAGAAACTGAAGGAAACTTTACTGTAACTTGAATAAAATATCAAGGCGCGCTTGATATGAAAATCTCAACTTCTCCTTGTATCCTGCAACGTAAGGAGAATCAATATGTCTTTCGCTAAACGTTTTGAAGAGGCCAGAGAGCGTGCCGGGTTATCCGTTGCGTCTTTGTCCAAGCGCCTTGGAGTCAGTCCGCAGTCGGTCTATTTGTGGCAGCAGGGATCAGTCCCCAAAGCGGCCAGACTTCGGGAGCTGGCTGATCTGCTCGGGGTTTCTCTGCAATGGCTTGTGTACGGAAACGAAGAGCCGCACTCCGTGATGGATTATCAAAACGGCGTCGTTGTTGTTCCGCAACTAAACATTGAACCCAGTGCAGGCTTTGGCGGTTTCGTTAACAGTGAAAGCGACTGTGTAGTGAAAATGATCGGCCTTTCGACGGAGTGGCTAAATCAAACCCTTCCCGGAGTCAACAGACAATCGCTTGTCGTTCATTCAGTATCCGGCGATTCGATGCAGCCCACGCTCAAAGATCATGATTTCGTCTTGCTTGACACCTCAGTCGAACAGGCGACGAGAGACGGTCTTTATATCGTCGGCTTTGATGGCCTGCTTTTCGCAAAACGCATCCAGGTCTTGCCCGGTCGGAAACTCTCACTCATCAGTGACAACGACGCCTACAAGCCCATCACGATAGATCTCACCGATGAGTCTTTCTCGTTCCGTGTGATTGGCAGGATTGTCTATTCATGGACTGGCGAGAAGCGATAAGAACAAAAAGGGAACAAAATGAAAACCAACATCTTGGTTGTGGCGATTGCGCTTATCGTCACAAACACAATGTCTTCAGAGGCATTCGCTGCCAGAGAAGAACTGAGCGATGGAAGCTACGTGGATGAGTATGGAGACATTCACGACAACAAATTCGAAAACGAAGACATTTTCGCACCCTGGAATGACCCCCTGTTAAAGGACGACATAATGGCCCCATGGAATGATCCTTTACAACAGGATGACATATTCGCGCCATGGAACGATCCTTTGGCAGGCCCAAGGGAGACAAACCAGTACCTTAGAGAGACTGGGGAACGCGACTCCGAATACTATTGGAAGTAACATCACGTTAGAAACCATACTAACCGCCCTCCGGGGCGGTTTTTTGTACCTAAAACTTTGACATAAATCAAGTATTGATTGAGTTTTTAAAGTTTTTGCTCAAGTGATACTTGATTTTCATTCAAGTCTGACTTAAAGTTCTCTTTACCAATTTTCAAGATTCACTTGATAAAGAGAACCTCATGACCACCACAAAGCATGAAGAGCTATCCCGGAGCATCTGTGAAGCCACGGTAGAAGTCGAGAAGGCTAGAGATGTCAAGCGTTACTGGGCCAGAAACGGCATGCGGGTGGCTCGAGCCATCAGTTCGTCACTCGACGATATCAACGATGGCATCGAGTGCGCAACCGACAAGGATCGAATCGAAGAGCTTCGCAGCGATCTAACTATGTGCATCGAGAAGCTCTTCGAGTGGCAAGAAACGATGGTTAAGCGTCAAGCAGCTTTAGAGGATCTTCGCCGCGCACAATCTGCCAAACAAGCTCCCGAGAACGAGAGCAAACAGCCTGTCGGATTGCCTAGACGCTTGCCTATGACGGCCTCAGAAGTGGCGGTCGAACAAGAAAAGGGCGCCGCATACGGATACGACGCCAAAGGAAACAGGAGCAGCTTATGTGCAAGCCCTTCTCGACTGAAACCCGAAGAAGTTACTTCTGATCAGGAGCTTGAGCAGGTTGCCCGTCAAGCGATTCGGGCTGAACAGATTTATCAGAAGGTGGCAGCTGAGCTGAAAGCAGCTCAATCAACGTCTGAAGCATCTTGTTCTGATTCTTCAGTTCTTCAGCGATAGCGCCAAGTTTTCCAACAACAGCAGATTCATAAGCATTCATAAGAGTTTCCTTCGTGAGGTGGTTAGAGAAAGTCGGTTTTTTCGAACTTGTTTCCGACGCTCTAATCATCCCACGGAGGCCAGGACAAAGGAATAAGCAAATGCTCACGCCCACCATCGACACCTTCGGCCTCGCACAGTCCGCCAGGGACATGAGGTCTGCTGCTGAGATCCAGGCCAAGTTCCGCAACGACGTCGACGATCTGATCTACAAAAGCCTCGAAAACGCCAGGGGTGGCACCCGAATCATCCTCGCGGACTACTTCGCGGACTTCCTGGAAGACGCCTTCGGTGCCACCGATGACGCCGACACGTTGCGCAGCGAAGAGCGCGTTGCCTACCAGGACGCGATCACGGACGAAGAAGAGCGCGAGGCGGTCCGCCGCCATCCGTGGTGAGGAGAACCGACATGACAAATCGTTTCAAGCCCATTGACGGAAAGTACGAACGCGGCATTGCTCGAGGCGTCTACTGCCACCTGCGTTGCCGTGACGGCAAGACAGTTGACATCAGTGTCTCGAGCTACGACGGATTCAAGGCTTGGCTTTTCGATATCCCGTTCGAAGACTTCTGCCTTGGCATCCAGAACCTCAAGGCCAACACCGAAGGAACGATCAACGCGGTTCGCTGTCAGTTCGTAGCTGAGTGGTCGCTCACAGACTGCGGCCTTGTCCTCGCCTACAAAGGCGGCCAGATTGACGTTTCCGCCGGCCATTCAGGCGCCTTGTCCTTGGTCGAGTACGCCGAAGGATTCATCAATGAAGTGAAGGAGCAGATCGATGCGCAAGCTGCTTGACTGGATGCTCACGGCGGACGAACACGGCGATTCGCCAATCGGTTTGATCGTGGCCATCGCCACCTTCCTGATCTGTATGTACGCAATCGCCTGTATGCCAGGCCACTAACCACCACAGAAGGCGAGTCCTTCTGTCTGCCGCTCCGTATCGAGTTATCTCCTGCTCGATCCGTAAGACCTTGAACCTCGGGGCGGCAGACAAAAGGATGCTCGATAAAGGAGACATCAAGCCGGTTGTGATTCCGGCGGACGCTATGAAGCTCTTTGGCAAGAGTGGAGCCGAGCGCGGCACGGCTACGTAGTCAACCGTAGACCGTTAGCGGGGGTGCAGCCGCCCCGTCAGGCCAAGCTCCTTTCGTAAGAGAGGAGCCACGTGAGGCCGTTCTAATTCCGTAGATTTCTACAGAATTGAAGCGGCTTTACGTGGATTTGTAACCAGACACTGATTTGCGGTGCTATGCGTGGATATGCGTGGTTTTGAAGCTTGATATAAATCAAAAAAGGGTGTCGAGTTGTTTCTGAAAACTTTTCTTTCCGGACAAAAAAAGTAACATACGCCCCAACAACACCCCGCAAGCTTAGCTCAGTGACGAGAGTCATTGATGACTGCTCACTCCGCGGGGTTTTCTATTTTTGCAATCTGGAAATGAAATATCAGAAGCCCCACGCGTCCCTCGCTCAGCAAGTACAAACCTTAGCGGATAGAGGCTTGACTATTGAAGATCCGGCATCAGCCGAACACTATCTCTCCATCATTGGCTACTACCGCCTGAGCTCCTACTGTTATCGGTTTGAGACGTCACCAAATCAAGGAAAGCGTAGCCACTTGTTCTTACCTGGGACAACTTTTAACGACATTATCAACGTCTATGTTTTTGACCAGAGGCTTCGCTCTCTGATGCTTGAGGCTCTTGAACGATTTGAGATTTACGCCCGATCAGTTTGGTCTCATGAAATTTCTTTTGTGTCAGGTGCACATCCCCACATGAGTGCTGAAAATTTCACTGACAGAGACGAATATTTCAAAAGTTTCGTCAACTTGATGGAAGAAACAAAACGAGCTGAAGGAAACTCTGAAGAAATTCAACACTATGTCCATGCGTATACCGAGCCGTTCCTGCCTCCGATATGGATCATAGTGTCAATCATGAGCTTCGGTGAGCTTTTCAGATGGATAAAAAACACCAAAAACCAGAAAGTCAAGAACAAAGTAGCAAAACATCTGGGGATGCCTAACACTCAAGTTTTTGAGGGTGTTTCTCGCGTATTAACTACTGTTAGGAACATTTGTGCTCACCACGGAAGATTATGGGATAGACATTTAAACACAAAGCTTCCGTACATAACAAAGAACCTTCGAGTGCCAATGAAAGCAGTTCAGGGAGCAAGCGGAACAGAATCCGATCCTCGCTTGTTTAATGTCATTGTGATTCTGGCTCACATCATGGTCTGGATTAACAAGGATAGTTCTTGGCCAAATAGAATTGCGAATCTTGTTTCCGCCAATTTGGGAAAAAGAGAGCAAGCAATTATGGGGTTCCCCGAAAATTGGGAATCAAATCCTTTCTGGAAACTTAATACAGAGAAGCATTCGTAAAATGGATTAGCCGCCTTTGGGCGGCTTTTTCGTATCCACACCAAGCCTCGCACCAGCGGGGCTTTTTCTTTTTCTGGAACCGACATGAAAGAGGCTTACTTCGACCCGGCACTTCAAAAGCACCGCGAGCGACAAGCACTGATCCACAAATGGCAGGCGCGCCGGGCACTCTTCAAAAAGTACCGTGTGCTAATCGCCAGCAGCGCAGTCTCCTTCGCCGGAATCGCTGCGCTTTTCTTTTGGAAGATTTATCCGCTCATCCAGGAGCATCTATGACAGAAGCAAAGGTTTACACCGCAATCTCGGAGCTCACAGACGAGCTCAGACAACACGGCATCGAAAAGGCCAGGAAGTCGCAGGGCGGACAGTTCAACTACGCCTACCGCGGCATCGAGGACGTGTACGCAGCACTCGCTCCGTTGCTGCCGAAGCATCACATCGTTATCGCTCCGGTGCGCATCGAGAAGGAGCCGGACAGCACAGCTGGCAAGATGAGGCTCGTGCGTATCAAGGTGTCGTACCAGATCACCAGCACGGAAGACGGCAGCCACTTCTGCGTCGAGTCTCTCGGCGAAGGAGCAGACACCGGCGACAAGGCGGCAGGCAAAGCAATGAGCTACGCTTACAAAAGCCTCATGTTTCAGCTCTTTTGCATTCCTGTTGCTGGAACCCCTGACCCTGACGATAAGCCATCACCGCCGGCCGAACAGGCGCAACCGTTCGTCTCCAATGATCTCGTTGAGAGAAACCGAGCCGCGGCCAACACCAGCAAGGAGGCATGGGTCGAGTTTTGGAAGAGTTGCACCAAAGAAGAGCGCGAAGCCCTGCGCACATCCGGCGAAGTCGATCTTGCCAAGAAGATCATCGAAGCCATGCAGGGAGGTTTGCCATGAGTAGCCCGCTTCAGCAGACAGCGCAATGGTTCGCAGACCGCTGTGGTTGCTTGACGGCTTCACGCGCTGCTGCCGTGCTTCAGCGCAGAAAGGACGGAAAGCCCACTGCTGCCTACGAGGCTCTGATTGACACACTCATCTGCGAGCGTGTCACAAACCAGCCGGAAGGCATCGGCAATCCGCCGTCGATTCAGTGGGGCAAAGACCATGAGGACGAAGCTCGCGATGCCTACGAAGATGCTACCGGCGAACTCGTTGACCTCGTGGGATTTATCCCGCACCCGACAATCGAGTTCTTCGGTGCGTCCCCCGACGGCCTTGTGGGAGAAGACGGACTACTCGAAATCAAGTGCCCGTACAGCACAAATGTTCACCTGCAGCGCGTGGCCGCGGGAATTGTGCCTGAAGAGTACAAACCGCAGATGCTCGTGCAACTGCTCTGTACCGATCGCAAATGGGTTGACTTCGTGAGCTACGACCCGCGCCTTTCCGGAGCATGGTCGCCAGCCAAGCTTTTCATCGCGCGGTATGAGCCAACGCAAGACGAACTTAATACCGCTCTGGAGCAATGTGAGACGTTCCTTGCCGAAGTCAAAACGCGTTTCGACGCACTTGCGAGAGCTGTTATCAAGGAAAAAGCTCCACAACCAAATTTTGCCAGGACACGTCCGGGTGCACCCAACGAGGCTTGGGTCAAAGCTTACGCACAATGAACCAACTAAGGAGCGTCCGCAGAAATGCGGCCTTTTTTCACATGAAAGACCTAATCGAAATTCTGGCCGCGCTCGGTTTCGTTGCATTCTTGATGATCGTCGCGACTGGCATCGTCGGAGCCAGCTTCAAGTTTTGGATCGACTTTATCGCGTGAGGTTACGCATGACGAAGTACAAACTCAAAGATCAAGAGCTTCAGAAGAAGCTCGACGAGATTTCAGGTGGTGGTTTTACAGAAGCCCTTAGGAGCATCAAAAAGCCAAGCTGTATCGTATTTCAGGCGCGTAATGGCGGGCCTGCGATGAGCATCATGCTGACGGACCAGGACATTGAGCTTTTTTGGGAATACAACCCTGATGACTGGAACATATATCCAGAAGTGAAGCCTCCGGAAGGTGTTCTGATGAGAGTTGAGACAGAAGGCGGCAGAAAGTTCTGCGGGTATTACCACACCTTCGCAGAAGGTGGATGCTGGTGCTACGAGGACGGAACCGTTTGCCCCGAAGCAATTTCGAAATCGGTAACGCGATACCGCTCGTGGGAGTGAGATATGAAGCGTCGAAGCTTCAAAAAGACCGTAAAGGTTCAATGGAATGCCTGGCCTGAAAAACAACCTCCGCATGGTGGTTTTTTCCTCATCACAAGCGTCGATCCTTATGGGATACACAAGATCGAAATGCTTCGCTATGAGTATTTTCTCCACAGCTGGTATTACGGCTTGAAAGAGCGAAAAAACATCACGGCTTGGGCAGAACTCCCAGAGCCGTACATACCCGACTAACCTCTTCGGCCGCCGTCCGCGATGTGTGCAAGAAAGGATTTTTTAAATCGAAATTCAATCTTTTCGCTGCCTTGTAATATCTACAAAAGAATGAGGGCACCACAATATGTAGTGTCAACAACACCTGTAACACCACGAAATAAAGTTGCCTTTACCAAAAAGACCCGTAGAATGAAAAAAGCCCCAGCCGATCTCTCGTGCTGGGACTTTTAGTAGGAACACGACCATTATGACAGAAAATTTGCCAACACTAAAAGAAGCTTTCGATCAAATTATTCAACATGTGCCGGAGCATGAAGACGTAGAGTTTTGGTTCGCGCGAGATCTTCAACCGCTCCTCGGATATTCCCGATGGGAAAACTTTCTTAGTGTCATCCAAAAAGCAATAACGTCTTGCGAATCAACAGGTTTCCATTCCGAAGACCATTTTCGTGGCGTCACGAAAATGGTGCCTCTGGGCAGCGGCTCAAAAAGAGAAATTTCGGATTTCATGTTGACCAGGTACGCATGTTACCTAATCGCCCAGAATGGCGACCCGCGAAAGCAGGAAATTGCCTTTGCACAAAGCTACTTCGCGGTTCAAACACGCAGACAAGAGCTTATTGACAATCACATGAAGCTTCACGCTCGTTTAGAGGCGCGTGAACGGTTGCGTGAATCTGAAAAGACCTTGTCCCGTAACATATATGAACGAGGCGTTGACGACAAGGGGTTTGGCAGAATCCGATCAAAAGGAGATTGGGCGCTCTTTGGAGGACACTCAACTCAAGCGATGAAAACTAAGTTGGGAATAGTAAAGTCTCGTCCATTAGCCGATTTCTTGCCTACCCTAACAATAGCAGCGAAGAATCTTGCAACAGAAATGACGAACTATAACGTCACACAGCAAGATCTGATGGGAGAAATTGCAATTACTTCGGAACACGTTCAAAACAACAAAAGCGTTCGTAATATGCTTGGGCAACGAGGGATTCGCCCTGAAGATTTACCAGCAGAAGAAGACATCCAAAAGCTCGAACGCCGAGTCAAATCAGACGAAAAAAAGATAGCTAAAGAGTCTGGATGTTTGGCTCAAATCCCCTGTTTGGATAAGTAGTGAGCTAAAGCTCTACGTCAAGCCGCCTCCGGGCGGCCTTTTTATTGCCATGAAACCTAAAAAGAAGCGCACAAAAAAGTACCAGCCAGGAAGGCCGAAGATTCCCGCTTGGGCGTACGACGCCTGGGGGCAACTGACTGAACGGGACTTCAAAATCTTCGAGGACGCCGTCAAGATCGATCTCGGCCTCATCCGCATGGGCACAGACGAAAAATGTCGTTACGGCGACCTGCTCTACGCCATGCGTCAGCTCTTCGCTTTCGCAGAACACTTTAACGAGGATACCGACTACCAGTTATTGGCCACAATGGGCACAGCCGCCATCCATGCTCTGAAAAACGTCACAGACAACGAGAAAGAAGGCAAGCCTCGGTGCCAAGCGCACGTAGCTGCCCTGCTCGCACCGCTTGAGCATGCCATCAGCGTGTACTTCACCATGATGCGGGAGCTCTACCGATCCGAACACGAAGCCGCCAGGCGCCAAGCCGACAACTTGAGCCTCACTAAGGCTCTTCAAGATGTAGCCGTCGGAGGCATTGCGTTGGTCGCTCCGGACGAGACTGACAACGAGTTAAGCCGCTGCGGCATCAGAGGCGTCGCCTACGTCCACGACCGTTGCGAACCCGGCTACATGGTTCGAGAAGACGGGCAGAACTTTTGGGTGATACCGGAACGCGAAACCTTCGTCCGGATGACAGAACCGACCCTCATGTTTTTCCTCGATACGGAGCCGAGCTATGCAAACACCGTCCGAATCCAAAACCAAGATCGTGCCGCTTGACCGGCACATGAGCGTCGTCAAGATCAAACCCTTACCTAACGGTCGCATCCGGATCAGCTACCACACCGCCGGCACAAGCGTGTGTCTCTCAGATCTGACTGATCAGGAAGCACTCGCGCTGCAAGCAGCTATCAATGACGCGCTAATCGAATTAGACAATGAGGCTTACGATGACAACGTCCGCAGATAAAAAGACTTTTTCACCAGAAGAACAATTCCTTCGCGCCTGGGATGTGGCGAAGTTACTTGGGATTTCGATTCCAACCGTATGGAGATGGGCAAGGGAAGGCAAGCTTCCCAAGCCCATGAAAATCTCTCAGCGCATCACTGTTTGGAAGAAAACGGAAATCATCCCTTGCGTCGAAGCTTTGCAGGCTGGTTGAGCTTCGAGCAGCAAAACTCCCCCCAAGCATCCATGATCCGCCGCCGCTCTTCCACCATGGCGGCGCGATCATAGGCTCCACCATAGCCGTCATCGAGCTTGTGCGCCAGGCATAGCTCAACGGCGTCTCTATCGAAGCGCTTCAAATTTGCATCCAGCTTCGTCCACGTCTTAAACGTCGCGCGCGATGTACCGTGAACCGTGATGCGAATATCCTTCCCCAATGTTTCAGTCTGAGCCTTGTCGATCCACAACGGCAAGCCTTGTCTCTTGGCCTGTTTGTTCATATCGCCAACAATTTGACCTAACCCGGTATCTGACATCACCTTATGCTGGTAAGGGGATGGGAAGACCAGATCGGTGTTGGCCATTCTCGGCAGTGACTTGAGCAACCGAATTGCTGCCGTGCTCAGCAAAACGACAAAAATCCCTCGACCTTTAACCTTCATGGCCGATTCCGGGCAAGTCCACGTGCCGGCCTCCAGATCAATGTCAGACCATCTGGCAGTGCGCACCGCCTTTGAACGCGAAGCAGTCAAAATCGCGAAGGCAAAAGCCTTACTGGCGATCGTGCCCCAGTTCATCAGTTCGCAAAAGAACTCCGGCATCTCCTCCGGATCCAGTGCACCCATATTTCGAGGCTGCTTGACATGGGGCGATAGGTTCTCGAGCAAAACTCCCAAGGCACCTCGCTTATCGGCAGGATTTTCACCCTCCAACATTCCCATTGCCTGCGCCCATCGAAACACTCCGTTGATGATGGTGAGGCACTTGTTCTTGGCCTCCGTCGTAGTTGTCCAAATGGGTTTCAGGCACCGAAAGACATCCTGTGCCCTAATTGCATCAACCGGCATCTTCCCGAGTACCGGATTGATGTTCCGCGACAGATATGCTTCAACGACAGACACTCCTCGCACATTCTTATCGTAGTAGCCAGTTTTGACTCTGGCATCCAGCCATTGCTTTGCGACAGCCTCGAAAGTGCCTGCTTTGACCTGTGGAGACACTAAAACAGCAAGTTTGCGCTTCTCTCGTTGCTCCCGACGTTTTTGCGCGATGTCATGACCGTCTCGTACATCGGCAGCATACTTTGCTGCTTTCTCACGAGCCTGAGCCAGCGTGATTGAAGAAGTCGTCCCCAGTGATACAAAAGATCTTTTTCCTGTCAGAGGCGAGGCGTACCGGAAGACGTAGTACTTACCTTCGCCTTTTACCATCAGGTAAAGACCATTAACGCCACCCAAACAGGTAAGACCTTGCTTAGTAATGGCTGCCACCTGTTTTACGGTCAGAGGTTTTACTTGTTTCATTCAAAGAATTTCAATGGTATAACCGACCGAAAAGTTATACCATACGGAAGCGCTCTTTGCTAACTTGTCGTGATACGTTGTGATATTAAAAAAGCCCCGACTCACGGGGCTTTTATTCAACATCTGATCCGTTACGATCTGTCGTGATTCTCTAAAATGGTGCGGATGGTCGGACTCGAACCGACACGCCTTGCGGCGTCAGAACCTAAATCTGGTGCGTCTACCAATTTCGCCACATCCGCGCAGATCGGAGCGCGCATTGTACCTGAAAGCAGTTCACTTGCGCGCTCAATTATCAGATCAGA